AAAATTGCGCAAATAACCATCCGGGTCCTACCTTCCAAGATCTTCTTCTTCTTAAGCATTTCTGGCTTCGGGTTGACATCACCAACGGCAACTGCAACATTCGTAGGGGCTTCACCTTTACTCAGGCTGGCAACAGCCTCTTGAATTGCCTTCCAACACACACTACAGTCGTGGGTTTGAAGTTTTGAAACATGAGCTACCCCACAAGGCGAATCTTTGCAATTAAATGGATAGCCACAGGCTTTTGAGCCCAGGCCAGCAGAAATAATCTGAAGCCATGCATCATCTAACGAGCAAGCCTTATGCAATCTCTCAGCTTTTGGGCCAAGGGAAGGCAAGACTTTCTTGAAAAAAGAGCACCACTCTCCAATATCTGACGGTCTTGGTATAGACACATCAGCAAACTGCTTGAAACACCTCTTAAGAGTAACCTTGTCACAGGGCGCATACGAATACGCGTCCTTAACTTCGGCATCTAAAGATGAAACAATTTCAGCGAACAACGGGTTAGGAGACAACTCAGGCTGCGGAAAATGCTTAGCAGGGCAATCCCCAATAAGATCCCACATTTCGTAGTCTTTAACCTCGGTCACATACGGGTCTTCTTGGTCGTTTTGAAAGCCATCATGCTGACCCGCAACATAAATCATCTCAGATGTAGGAACATCCAAGACTATTTCTCCAGCATGTTTAATATATTGAGCACCTGACTTTCCAGCGAATTGTTTATTCATATTGTGCGTTTTCTGCTTAAGGTTAGATCGCTGTTTATCCTTAAGCCCGAGGGCCATTGCTCCAGCTTTAGCGCTAGGCCGCTTCTTTGCATATCCACGTGAATTACGACTATAACTCGTGGACTTACGTGTTTGATTGGTAGCGCCCTGATAATCAGCTGAGGCGTTAAACTCGTTACCTGAGACCGCACCGTACTCTCCCTCGAACAGTTCGAACAAACCACTGTACTTTTGTGATCCGCCGTCCCATTTAACGTAAAAATCGCCATCACGCCACTTAACATCAGAAACATACTGACCACCAACATAAGCACGAAAAGTGAACTCTTCGTCCCCATACTGATTTACAGCAAAAGAAACTCGATCTTCTGGGATACCATGATGCCGCATTTGCTCTATGACCTGGCGAATATCCAATATGT